ATCTTGCTAAAGTATAAGGATTGCCATTGGCTAGTTTTAATTTTTGTTCCCATATTTGTTGGTACATAACTAATTCATCTAAATAATATTTTAAGTTCTCAGGTTTTAAATCATCACAATTGTTTTCACTAAATACTTTATGTTCAAAATGATTAGCATAAATAAGAACAGGTTTCTTACCACCGGTTGCAAAGTTATAAGCTGCCATTTGCATACAATCAGAATGAAACGGAACATTAGGCACAGCTCTCTTACTATATGAATAACCTTTTTTAGTTTTAATAACTGAACCAAATATATTTTTTAAATCTACAATGTAATCCTCTCCCTCTAAATCTATAAACATTTTAAAGTAAGTTCCTATTCCATCTATCCAGGTTGCATACTCAGTTTCAAAATTCCAATTTTGTTTTGGCAGACTCTCTAGTGCTGTTTGAAATTGTTTTAATGTTAATTTAAAATTCTTAGCCATGTAATATCTTTTGGCTTTATCTTTTTCGTCTATTGGTTTTTCTGCTTTTAAAGATTTAAATAATGATTTGTCTTTATTAAAGATAACATCTTTTAATGTTTCTTTTTTGCAAAGAATTTTTTGTACTGCGTTATGAACAATATTACCCATTGTAAAATGAGAACGCTTAGGCATCTTCATTCTTTCTTCTGGAGTTAGTACGATGTAATTAAAAAATCTTTTATCTTCTGATAATTTATTTTGAGACACACTTGCATACTCTAAACCAAATGCCTTGTATGCTGGATCTGTTATCCTCAAATCATTCATAAACGAATCAATATAACTATTTACACTTTATTGCAATACTATAATCAAATGATTTATTTGTAATTTATTATACATACAAATCAATTGCTTATATTAATCTAAATAACCTACGGTTGTAATTGTTGATAAATTATTGACATCATATTCAAATCAAATTAGTTAAACGAATCAACAATGTTAGAAATTAAATTAGACGAATACGAAATATTAGCAGCTGGCAATACTGCTTTGCTTCGTATTACTGAAAGCATGAGACAGAATATTGAGTGGGGTCATGGATATAAAGGAACATTTAATAAAAAGGTTGCAGACTCAATGTCAGGTACACTTGGAGAATTAGCTGTTGCTAAATGTTTAAAGACCAACTTCAATTATCATGTCAATAATTTCAAAGGCGCAGACTTATATTATAAGAATAGAAGAGTACAAGTTAGAACCCAAGAACCTAAACCAGATAACTTCTTAATCATAAGACAAGATAGTTCAGCAAACGAAATATACATTCTAGTTGTTGATCGTTGTCCATTGTTTAGGATTATAGGTTATATTAATTCCTCTGATGTGATTGGCAATGGGGAATATCTAACTGACTTTGGTTATAAGGATAGACCAAAAGTTTATGCCGTACCTTTTCAAAATTTATTTCCAATAGAAATGATATTCAATGAGTAATTTAATAGATAAAAAAGAATTTGTTTATTTTATAAAGTGCAACACTGCCATTAATGGTTTTCAAGGAAGTCTTTATCAATATGTAAAAATTGGCAAAGCTAAATCAATAGAAAACATAAAAAAAAGATTATCTAGTATTCAGGTTGGTAGTCCATTTAAATTAAAATTTCTTGGATATGTTGAGGGAGATGAAAAATATTTTCATACTTATTTTTCTGAATCATGGGTTCATGGCGAATGGTTTTTTTATGAAAAAATTATAGATAAACTTAAAAAAATCAAATTAAAACAATTGGATGATGATAAAAATGATAATACAATTAATATTCCTAGTGAATGTTTATATTATTTCAACAGAAAAAATTCTATCACTAACGAACAACTTTTAAGAAAACTATCAAGAGCTATTAATTATATTTTTAATCCTTTAGAAATAAAAATAAGCAAGAGAAAAGAAATTGGCACAGATTACTTTGGAGATACTTTATCTGTAGGAGATTATTATTTTAATTTAATAGATAATTATACACAATGGAATGGAACTTATTTAACAATTAATAATGCTTATAAGGTTTATAATTTATTTAAGATAATAATAAGAAATAGAAATGATAAATTTTACTACCAAAAAAAATTTCAAGGAATTCAAGAGTCATTAAAAAATTTAAAACAGATTTGGAAAAATGATTTTAATGATATTATTTTTGATGAATTTAAAAATAATATAGTTCAACTAAACAAAACTAATGAGTAATATATTTAATTATCAAAGAGTTGAAATAGTTTGGTATGATATTTGTAATGCTGATGGTGCTTGGTTAACAGAAGCCGAAGTTCTAAATCATAGACTTGCAGAATGTACTTCTGTTGGATTTTTATTTTCTAAAACAAGAACAACTGTAAAAATATTTTCATCTTGGTCATACAATACTGATAATTCTATAGACTATGCAGATGTAGTGGCATTACCTACTGCAGCTATTAAATCAATTACAGTTATATGAGTGATACTAAAAAAATAATATTATTTGCTTTTGTCATCATAGGTTGTTTAGCTATAGTAATTATATTTTAATTTTATGGACATTAATTATTATTATAAAATGCAACATAAAATTATTAAAGATTTTAATATGCAAAAAGAATTTGAAAAGAAACAACTTGCAGAAGATAAAAGATTAAACAAGGTAAGAGTTAAGTTTATATCTATTTTTTTTATTTTAATTATTATTTTAATTTTAATATGAAATTAGTTCTTACAATTCTTTTAATGAATGGTCATTTCGTAACCTTTGATTTTTATGATGAGCAATCTGCTTATCAATGCGATAGAATGTTTAATAAACTAACTTATTCAAGAACCATTAGAAATTACAAAGGCACAAAACAGATAGGAACATTTTTTAGAAACCAAGAAGTTTTATTATATACCTGTGAAAAAAGAAAAGCCGTTTAACATACCGCTTAATCAAGCGTTGGATATGGCAAGGATAGATCCTGTTGCTAGTAAAAAACTTAGAGAGAAATTAATTGATTTAGAAATATTTAAATTTAGTCTTGATGAGTTAACTTTAATTCAGCGCTTAACTTTGTATGATTTACTTGATACAAATGAGTATAGAAAGATTATCCAATTGCTATCATCAGAATTTATTAGTGAGTATTTGAAATGATTGAAAGACCAGAACCTAAAGATTTACCGTTATGTTGTGACTGTGTATTTCATGCAGAGGTAGAATTTGATGGCAAAGATTATTGTGTGAGATGTTTGCACCAAGCAATCATGCGTTTGCAAAGACATAAGAACCAAGATTTATATACAAAAAAAAAGAAATGAAAAAAGAAGCAGCACTTAGATATGTTGGTTTTAATGTTAATGACGACAGAGAGAAAGATGACTTTTATCCAACGCCAAGTGAAGCCACACAAGCTCTATTGGATAGACAAAAATTTACTGGCAACATTTTAGAACCTGCTTGCGGAGACGGTGCTATGTCTAAAGTTTTAATTAACAATGGTTATGAAGTTATCTCATCAGATTTATTTGACAGAGGTTATGGAAAGACAGGAGTTAATTTTTTAGAGACAACTGAAAAGGTTGATAACATTATTACAAACCCACCTTTTAAACTAGCAACAGAATTTACAGTTCATAGTTTAAAACTTGCAAGACATAAAGTTGTTATGCTTTCCAAGATAACTTATCTTGAGGGTATCAGACGTAAGAAATTAATATTTGACCAGAAAAAATTACAGACAGTTTTAATCTTTACCAAGAGGGTAGCTTTTAAAAAACCTGGAAGCGATAGTTTAGCCGGTGGACTAATGGCTTTTGGGTGGTTCGTTTATGATGTTAATTACTCCGGTCAACCAACAATAGAATGGATATAAACAATGCGACTGACACAACCAAGAATTTGGAAGCAAGAAATAAAAAGTAAAATGCGAACAGGTATGTTTGAAAAACCCACAGCAATAGATAACATTTATTTTAGAAGCGGATTTAAAACAGGTTATCGTTTGGCGTTGCAACATATTGGCAATTATAAATCTATGGATTTTTCAAGAAAGAAAAATGTTAAGATCCATAAGGTAAGTCCAATTGTAGATGCCATTATTTATAGAACTGCAAATCATTTTGGTATTGATAGGGAACAATTACTATCTGATAAAAGGGATAGGCATTTAGTTATTGCAAGATCGGTTGCTATAAATTTATTAAAAGAATTGACGCCATATAGTTTAACTAACATTGGAGAGATATTAGCTGGGAGAGACCACACTACAATCATTCATCATATCAGCTGCAAAGCCCAAAAGAATGGACTTTGGTTTCCTTATTTTGAAATATGGAATAGCTTCAACAAACTTAAACTTGATTTAGAATCTGATTTTAAAATTGTAAAATGACAACGACAATTAAGTTTGAAAAAATAACAAAGGATATTTTAGATTCGTTTGTTCTTAATTCCCATGAGAAAATAATTTATGTTATCTTAAAATCATTTGAGAAAGCGCCAAGAGGTATCAGGGTATCATTACAATATTTGCAAGACAGAACCGGTATTAAATCTAAGATGACTTTGATTAAGCACCTAGATAGATTACAAAGTTTAGGTTTAATTGTAAGGCATAAACCTAGTTCTAATGAAACCTCAGTTTATTATTTAAATTCTAAGAACAGACAGAATATTTTAAACAAGCAAAATAACTACAGAAAATCTTTAAAGACTAAAATGAAGCTACGTTGGAATGTTAAAAAGAATAACGTTGATAATGTTGTTAGCATAAGCAGTAATAAATCCTCTATAGAATAGGGTTTAAACCTATTTAAAAGCGTTTCTAAGTGGTATCTATATTAATTCCACAAAGTCGGTAGGTAAGTATAATTTAGGTTGAAATAATCGTTTTAATTCAATCTGGCGTCTCTAAGTTTTAAGGTGGGGGTCGGTATAAAATTTATACCTAGTCGGTATAAAATTTGTACCATATATATACCTATATATATATACCTATATATAATCTTATAATCATATTTAAGTATATATGCTTATATATGCTTATATGCTTATATAAGCATAAGCCAACATAACTTATTCATAGCTAACACTCCTGAGATTATTATTAATTTAATTAGAGGGGGATAACTGCAAAGCCAATTGTTTTTATTTCAATATATGGTAGTAGGTTTTATCCATGACACAAGGGAAAGGGTTGCGCCTTAAATGATAAATACACCTATTACAATATCTGAATTTGATAATTACTTGGCGATAGCTTCATTTGTTGAACGACTTTTACCTGGAGTTAAGAACAATAGAACTCCGTCTATGTTTAAAATAATAGGAACAGTCTATTATGATTCTAAGGATTGGGGTTATCATGACAAACAAAACAAGCGTCTCAAAGCAACGCCTAAGCAATTATCTATTTATGAATTAGTTATATTCACTATGTTAAAACTAGATAAAAATACTAGGGAGTTATTATCCCTTAGGAACTTTCCTGACAGAATAACTATTAAAGAACTCAATAGAATGTACTTAGATTTAACTTACAATCAGCTTAAATATAGATATAGATTAGCTTTATTTGACGCCTGCTCATTAGTGAACCGGATAGGTTATCAGAATTTGATAGCTAAAAGCAATTAATAATTTTGAAAAAACTTACCAATGCTTAGTATAGCAATATAATATTTATTTTTTTAGGATTGACAAAAAGAACAAAATAGGTACTTGAATCTGATAGTGTTGGTATAATTATATTCAACATAATCTTAATTTAAATTTTACTTTCATTTAATCCCTTACATAGAAAAATTAATTAGGATTTTAAGCGGAGTATTGCTCTCCATATACATTGTTATCCGGTACTCCGCTTAATGAAACTATATAAAAATATAGTAGGCAATTAATATTAAAACATTAATTAAATAAATTACTACTGCTATCGTTGGAGTGTCATTATCCATTTTAATACGCTAGTAAATATAACCTAGATATTTGCTTGCATAATAAAATAAATATATACTTGAATAGACAGCAGCTATCACACCAATAGCAAGTAAGCAGTCTTTAAGTTCTTTATTCATTATTTAATTTATAGTTAGTTAATAATTAGGGTCTAAATATGGAATATCCATTTGAATTAATTCTTTAGCACTAGCTAAAACAAATGCTTCTTCTTTCCATATTGATTGTTTAGGTTCTGCTTTAATTCTATCTTGAACCTTAATTAATAATTCATCTAAAACTTTAATAGCTGAATTATATCTTTTAACATTATATTTATAGTTCATTATTAAGACTCCATTATTTTAACAAGTTTATCTAATAATTTATTTATGTCTTTATTATCATACATGACATACCTAGATTTTTTAGAGCTATCAAAGGAGATAGCGGTATTTGTTGTATTTAGATTATGTAAATCAGCTCTCATTAAAGCATCGTAAATTACAGCTGCTTCAAATTGAGAGATTGATTTATTAGCAACCTCTAAATCAAAGTCTGACATAAATTTAGGAAATGTTTTAATCATTAGTTTATCTCCGGTTAAATAGTTAAATGCATAGCATATTTAATGACTTGCTTAGCTTGTTGTTTAGTATTAACAAATATAAATCTATTCTCATCATAAGAATTATTTAAAAAGTTAATTAATTTTTTTTTATTAAACTTGGCTATTGTTTTTTTTTTATAGTCTATAATATACATTGTTATCCTTTGGTTGATTGTTTAAGCTGCCTTTTCTTTTAATAAATGAATTTCAAATTCTACGAAATCCATTTGCTCATTAAACTTATCAGCTAAGAACTCTAAGACATATTTAATTAAAATATTATCTTTATTATTCTTAGCTTCATCAAAGTTGTAAAAAGACATATACCCATCGTAGGACTTGGTACGTTCTTTTAACCAATTAATGAAATCTGAATCAGATAAAAGTTTTTCATTTAAAAGATTCATTTGATGAGTGTTAACTTTGCAGTCAATACAATCTGTTTTATAATTGTAATACTTAGGACTCCAAAGTGTTAAATCTTTAAAATTAATATCAACTTGATACTCATTTAAAAGATAGCTTTCAAAGTCAGACGTCCAAGATTCAATATAAGATTGATGAGTTTTTTTATAGTTAACATTATCCCAGACATATTCAGGATAGTTGCCACTATCGTTGTATGACTCAATCATGTTATCAATTCTTGAATCATGAATAGACTCATAAAAACCACCAAAGGCAATTGAGGTATTGATTAAGTTTTTTTTAGTCATTGTTTTATCTCCTTTCATTAGTTGATTTAATTATTTTTAAAATTTGAAACAGCTGCATTGTATCCAATTACAAACGCTAGCAAGTCGGATTTACTTTCAAATCTTTTTAAATCCTCAGTATAAGAACCATAACCAAAGTTTATAGAATTGTTATTGAAAGTAATTCCTGTCTCTTTAATTTGCTCAGGAGTCTTACGTCCATAACCATACTTTAAAAGGTTATCAGTAAATATTTTACAATGTGTTGCATAATAATATTTATTCTTACCTTTAAGAGTAAAAAGAACGTTAACTGTATTTAATTTAAACTCAATATCTGAACGTTCACTTAATAAAGATGACATTTGTTGTAAATCAACTTTATTGTCGTTAAGAAAAGACTGAATTACATTAAGTCTATTTTTTAACTTTTCTTGTTTTTGTAGGTTCATTGTTTTATCTCCGTAGTTATTGTTTAAGTGATTCGGATTAAAGCATATTGTAAATAGACTGTCAACACACTTAAACAAATATAATTAATTAATTTAACAACAGAACAAAATAGGAACATTATGGCAAATCGTAGTAAATATAATAAAGCAATAGTTGATCCAATACTTGAGGAACTCTCAGTTGGCAAAACGATTAGAGAGGTTCTAAGCGTTCCAGGACGTCCAGTTTGGAGTACTTTTAGAAGCTGGTTAAATAAATACCCAGATTTGAGAGAAAAATATAATCAAGCTAAGCAAGATGGATGTGAATATATTTTATGTAATGCTGAGGAATATATTAATAAAAGTATTAGTAAATCTCAAAATGAAACAGACAAGAACTTAAGACCGGACTTGGCGCAGACTCACTTAATTAAAGCATATTTGGATCTTGCTAAGTGGAAAAGTGAGAGATTAGCAGCTAAAATATACGGCAAAAAAGACAGTTTAAGTCTCTCAGGAGACAAAAAAGACCCAATTATTATCAAATGGCAGGATTAATTATTAGTTGTTTTTTGATTAAAGGGGTTGAATTGATTGGATTATTTGTAGAATAATACAAAGTTCACACACAAACAAACACTTGCAACTTATACGCTAGTATTAAACTAATAATAATTATCTAACGATACCAATGCTCATTTATAAAAAGTTCCGATAACGATTAATTATCGGAAATACACTAAAGGTTGTATTACGCCAATTACGCTAGCGTTATTACGTTTATGCAAGCAAATATAGGGGGTTTTATTGAGACCCTACCACCAAAACGAAAATCGGCGCCGTCAATATAACGTTGGAAGGTACACACACATAAACTATGAAAACCCAAATGAAAAAACCAAAATACAAAGCACTAGTCATGGTTGATGATGTTACTAACTCAGTAATAGTTATGTTTAATGGATTTGAAGATTACGATGATGCTTGGTGTTTTAGCCAACACATTACAGAAGAACTACAATTAGATCAGATACCGCTTGATAAAACTATGACTGTCCACTAGAGATAGGGGGGTTTTGTTTTAAAATGCCAGTATTTGAGATTCCATATAAGCCAAGAACATTGCAAAAAATTTTGCATGAAAATATCTCTAAGCACCGATTCTCAGTTCTGGTCTTGCACCGAAGAGCTGGTAAGACGGTGATGTGTATTAATCACATGATTAGAGATGCAATGTATTCTAAGAAACCAAATTCTAGGTACGCATTTATATCACCTACCTTTAAACAAGGTAAGGCAACGGCTTGGGATTACATTAAGACATTTGCCGGTAAGATTCCTGGTGTTAAGTTTAATGAGTCAGAATTAAGAGCTGACTTTCCAAATGGTGCAAGAATTACAATTCTAGGCGCTGAGAATGACCAAGCGTTAAGAGGTATATTTTTAGATGGTTGTGTTTTAGATGAGACGCAAAGCATTTCTCCAAATCTATTTCCTGAAATCATAAGACCAGCTTTGGCAGATAGAAAAGGTTGGTGTGTATTTATTGGAACGCCAAAAGGTAAAAATTATTTTTTTGAATTATACCAATACGCACAAAAGACAGAGGGTTGGTATTCATCAATTCATAAAGCATCTGAAACAAAGATACTAGACGATGATGAATTAAAAGCTGCCAAATCAATCATGTCTGATGATTTGTTTGAACAAGAATTTGAATGTTCTTTCCAAGCTGCAATAACAGGTTCTTACTATGGAACTTTAATTGAAGATGCAGAAAAGAATGGTAGGGTTGTAGATAATTTATACGATAAAGAAATACCAGTTGAAACATGGTGGGATTTAGGAATGAACGATTCTACTGTGATTTGGTTTGCACAGCGACATAAGGGTAAAATAAGATTAATAGATTTTTACGAAAATGCTGGTGAAGGATTAGACCATTACGCTAATATCATTGAAAGCAAAGGTTATAACTATTCAAGACATATTGCACCGCATGATATTAAGGTTAGGGAATTAGGTGCTTATGGTAAATCAAGGTTGGAAACTGCCTTAGAATTAGGTATAGCATTTGAGGTTGCGCCGAAACTATCTTTAGAAGATGGTATTGAAGCAGTAAGAAAGGTTTTGCCTAACTGTTGGTTTGACAAAAACAAATGCCATTATGGTATGGAATGTTTAAAATCATACCAAAAAAAATGGGATGATATAAACCAATGTTTTAGAAATAGACCCATACATAATTTCGCAAGCCATGCCGCTGATGCCTTTAGAACAGGTATTGTAGGTTATGGAATTGAGATGACAAATTGGAAAAAAAAGATAGAAGTAAATACTAATTATATAATTTAATATGCCAAAATTATCAAATGAAGAAATAAAAGCTATTCTTAATGCTGAGATTAATGGAGCATTAGGTTATCTTGGTGGACAGTTATCTGAGCAAAGAAAAAAATCTATTGAATATTATTTAGGTGAAAAACTTGGAACAGAAATAGATGGTCGTTCACAAGTAGTATCAACAGACGTTGCAGACACCATTGAAACAATATTACCAAATCTTCTTAGAATTTTTACAGCATCTGACAGAACAGTTATTTGCGAACCAGTAAAAGCAGAAGATGTTCAACTTGCTGAACAAGCAACAAATTATATTAATTATATTTTTAATAAAGATAATCCAGGATTTACAATTTTATACAACTGGTTCAAAGATGCGCTATTAGAAAAAAATGGTATCGTTAAAGTTTATTGGGAAGATACAAAAAAAGCTGAACATGAAACTTATGAAAATTTAAATGAAGATTCTTACCAATCTATTATCAATCAAGATGATGTTGAAGTTTTAGAACATGAAGAAGAAGAAGATGAATCGCAAGACCAACAAATAAAAATTTTAGAACAAGTTGCAAGTCAACAGGGTCAAGTTTTAAATTTACCAAGACCAAAACTTCATCATATTAAAATTAAAAGATATTCAAACGAAGGTAGAGTTAAAATTGAAAACGTAC